CTCTATAGTGGCGTTGTTTCTACAGGGCGTTGGTTCTACAGGGTCAGCAACACAAGCGCCTTCAGCATCGTATGTTCCGCTTTCGCCTGCCTCTGTTTTACAGGGTTCGCCTTGAACAAAACCCGGTTCAGGGTCTTTACATTCGGCTGTAAGTTCATCGTACACTTGTTTGCCCGGACAATCAATAGGTGCTTCTATACAGCCGCCCTGACCATCTGGGTCGTACCCTTGGAGACACCCTCCGCACTGGCTTTCATCAGTAACTGTACCGCCACTTTTGAATACACTAGCACAATCAAACTCAGGCGTAACCGGAGGAGTTACCGTTGGGTTTTCTGGTGGTCCTACTAAGTCATCACCATCAATGTCACCACCAAAGAGACCCTCAAGCTCCCCAAGAATCTCGTCACCGTAAGCACCGCCGATGATAATTACCTTCATCCAGTCAGGGATGCTACCACCAGTAGACGTAGGATCTACAGCCCCCTCACCAAAGATGTCCTTGATCTTATCAAAAACTTCTTGAGCACATGTCTTAGGGTCATCAACACACTCACCACCTTTAGTGAGTATTTCGTTTACTTTGTCGCTAGTAGCTTCCCAGATGCCTTCTGTCGCGTTACCAATGCCATCCGTGAGGATGTCTATGACGCTTTGCTCCTCTAGACAAACAGACGCGGCCTTATCTTGTACCCCGTCCCCGTCAGGGTCCATACAGTTCTTGAGGGCGTCTTCAGCCGCTGTTTTCCAAGGGCCTGTGACCTTATCAAATATCTCACCGACCGTCGGCAACTCAAAGATTCCGGGTAACGGGAGCCAATCTGGAATAGGCAGAGGTAAGCCCTTACCAATTACCTTAATGTGCCTAATGAGGCCATCCCAAATACCACCGTATCCGGGGAGATCCTCAAAGTCTACTTCGCCGCCTAGGATGCCGTCGCCTAAGGCCGCATCACGAATTACCTGTTGAAGTATAGAGTTATCTACCGTCCCTGTGATAACTGATACAGCACTTCCGGTGGACGCTAGGTCTGCCTGTACGTACGGGTTAGTCTCAATTCCTGCGTTACCGTACTCCTCAAAGACACTACCTAGGATCTTTGGGTCGCCATCAGCGGCGGCTATGTCTTCGTAGAGTCCTGTGTACATGGCAGAGTCTACCATATCATCTACGTACTCTTGAAACCCGTCAACATCCCCTAAGTAGTAAACTTCAAACCCAGCAAGGTCTCGCCAACTGGCGTTACCGGCCCTTATCTCGTCCAAAAGGTTATTAAACTCTTGAGCCTCTTGCTGACGATAGATTCGATCTATGTCATCTACAGCATCTGTCTCTTCGTAGAAAGACCCTAGAAGATTACCAAAGAGGTCTGAAAGAAGGTCCACCCACTCGTTTGTGGTGTATCGCTCCCCTCCCCAAGAATAGTACCTGTCTATTGGGATTACTCTGGCGGCCCTGCTCGACCCGTTGCTCAGCCCAGACCGTGCTGAAGCCATTTCAACACTGTTGCCCCGCACTGCATCAGGATCACTAAGCCCTGATCCGGATGTAAAAACAGTACCCGCTATTGAACCGCCTGTAGTATACATACGGGGCGTCGTAGACGCTGGAGGTGGCCTAAACGGATTATTTCTTGGATCGTTTGGATCAAAATCATCCATCTACTGTCTCCCTTCTAGAGTCATCTAGTTACTCTCAGGCCTCTTCAGGCCAAGAAGAAAACGCAGAAGGAGTATCCTCTTCGCCCTCTACCAGCGTAACAAACTCAGGGAAAGACGTAACAGCCGTTACTTGACCCTCTAAGTAATCAGAGTAAGCACGAACAGCACTTCGGTAATCGCTAACATCACTAGGGATCTCAGCACCAGACTCAGCGTTACGGATAACGTACCAATCAGTATCCTGTAGTAGACCGTATGCTTGGCTCTTTACCTTAGTAGTCCACTGAGTCTTGAGGCCCGGAGTTACGACCTGCTCACCGTCCTCGTCTAGCACGGGGTCACCGTTCTGGTCTACCTCGTATACGTCTTCTAACGCCTTAGGCACTCCTGCCGCCCAGTAGAACCGCGAGTCAAACGGAGGTGGTTCAGCTACAAACACAAGCCCTGCCTCAGTCTTCTCTGCGTCACTCCATGAACCCCAGCTAGTAGGGTGCTTTATGCCGTCATCATTCGTCCAGCTTCTGCCTTCGCGGATGACTGTAGTGTTATATGTCCATGCCATTGTTGTTACCTCGCGTTGGCGTATTTGAAGGGCATCTCAGCAAATGCCATGAAGACGTAGGGGCTACCTGATGTGTTGTGGTATGAGCCATCTGACCTAATCTTAAATCCGTTGGACAACATGTCAATTTCATCATTTCCATAATGGTTTTCTACTGTAGAATCATCCGCATGTAATGTGTTATCAGCCAAGTTGTAAGGATTTCTTGCGCTATCCCATATCCTCCAGCCGCCAGTACCGTCAGTGCGCTTAACCATCACATAAGCTGGCCTAAAGCCAGTGTAAACAAACGGCCCGTCAGCGTCTCCGTTGCCTGTGTAGCTCCCGAACTTGCTGAAGCCTTCTACAGACTGAAAACAATACGCTACCCATGTCGCAGAACTAACATCGGAAGTTCCAGACGCAAGATAGATACGGTCACCATTTGATGTCGATTGGCTTCCCATAAAATACGGGCCAATACCACTCAATGCGGCAGTGGAGTCTAATTCAAGGTGATACGCAAAGTTATCTCCTTGACCACTAAAGCGGTGACCAACCTGCCACGCACTTGCGCTATCCCTGCGCTTTATAATCACCATGTCCAACGGCTCAGATGAAGACAGCCCTGTTCCTACAGTATTGTTTGATGAACCGTCCGTAGTAAATGTGACAATGCTTACACCTAGGTCTTGATTGGCTGATACCGTAGAGGCCAGAGTACCAACAGTGTTACTAACGCCTGCACCGCCAGCTTTCCAGTTCCAGCCGACATAAGTTAAACCCGATCCGTTACCCGAACTATTGTTGTTTAAGGTAAAGCCGTCAGAATCAAAGGAAGATAGATAGGCTCCACCTGTATTTCCTGCGTTTGTTAAGTCTGAATAAAGTATTTCTTCCGCACCTGAAATAACACGTAGTACATCGTGCAAGCCATGACTTGACACCCCGCTTCTTTGCTTAATCCAAACCCAGTCAGGCTGAAATCCAACACCAGTAATACTCTGCGTACTACCATTACCCGTGTACAACACAGGGTTGAAGTAGTCAGCAGGTACATCATCCTGTGCGGGATCGATAACAGGATCAGGCATATTAGCTGAACACAACGCTAGGAAACCTTCTGGTGGTGCGTAGTAGAAGTCACCAAGTCCGTTGGCGTCTGTGTTGCCTTGTGCTGTGGCCTGTCCTGCAAAGCTAGAGTCTTGACCAAAATTAGCGGTTACAATGTTTGCGCCAGTTCCGTTTCGTATTTGAACTCGCCCTATCATCCCTGTTCCGCTAGTAGTTGACTCTCCGGTCCCTGCGGCTGGATCTGGCGTTCCGCTCGTTGTATACCAAGTGCCATTTAATCCAAACCAGCCTTTGAAGTTTTCTTCATCAATAGCAACCATAAGAATGTCGCCGTTGCTCATCGCAGGATAACTGTATGTAGAGCCAGAAATAATTTCAGTATTACTACTGGCTCCATACCACATCCGCAGATAAGCCCCGCCAATATTAAACTGGACATAACCAGTACCAGCGCCCATGTCTAGCTGATCCATCCTAATCTCGTAGTACCACTTTTTTTGGTCTGGAACGAATAGTGTAGAGGCAGTATCGTCAAAATAACTTTGGCTTGTTGAAGTAATGGTTAAGTTGCCTTGGGTTTGCGTACCTGTGCCGTGATTAGCTCCGTATCTCCTAGGTCCAAGCGGATTCAACGTAGCCCAGTTATTCGTTGGGCTGTCAAGCATCTGATCTGTAGACGCTAGGTTCGTGGGTGTCCAGTTGTTACCGTTGCCGCTAACGTCTGCGCCTAGTGATCCAGCGTTACCAAAGTCTAGGTAATAGCCGTTAGTGCCGTGTGTGCCTGAGTAACTCTTAGGAATCCATACGTCTGACTTAAACTCACCGAAGTCTGTGGGGTCTAGGGCTTGGCCGTCTACAAAGTTTACTTCTGCCATGTATCCTTTGAAGTAACCGTAATATCCAGATTGATTGTATCTGCCGATATCAGTAGCAAGAGCTTGATTTATGCTACCTTCACTGTCTTGGGCTGGATAGTCAGATGATGAAAACGATGTAACTTGTTCGCCATTAACATAAACTTTTACTCTGTCTGTGGCAGTAGACTGAGTAGTGTCAACTGCAACTACAATGTGATACCAAGAAGACGGGTCTCTAAACACAGCATTTGTTGATAAGTTTATTGACGCAAAACCGCCACCTGAAGAACTAACACTAAAAGTATCGTCAGCGGGAAAGCTTAAAGTAGTTTGACTTGTGCCGGGATTAACAGTGCTAAACAAAGTTTGGCTTACGCCCAAATTGCCACGCTTAACCCAACCACTCCAAGTCCAAGTCTTGCGGTTCCCTGCGACTGAAGGCGTCCTAGTAAGGTAAGAGTTATTATCGAAGCGCACAGAGTTATCTATCTCATGCGGATAGAAACCACTACCACTAGTGGCGTACATCCATTGTTGTGAACCTACTGGACCTGACATAGCTTATCCTCAGCTAAACGCGAGTTGTGGAGTACCCAGTAAGATACGGCCTGAAGCGGCTACAACGTAAGGTACAATGTCTGTAGTGTTTGCGGCAGAGGACAAAGTTAGTCCTGCGCCTCCAGCAGTCTCGTACTCAGAACCAACGGACACTGTTCGTCCACCAGTAGCGTCCTGAATAAACACGATAAACCCAGACTGACCCAAGGTTTCTGTAGTCGGATTATCCAACGTCACGTTGCCTGTTAACGTAAGTACAAAGTTCTGGTCAGCACTAAAGTCGAGAGTAACTGTACCAGTGTTGGTGGTGTCCGTGTCAGTGCTCGCGGTTGCTGTAGTAAACGTACCTACCGTGAATGTGCCTGCGGCGGCTGTAGAGCCACCAATTACAACGCCATCTGCTGTACCGCCGTCGATGTCAGCAGTAGTCAGTACCGCACTTGCTACCGTCACTACGCCTGTAGAGTCTGCAATAGACCCTGCGGCTGTACCGTCTTTAGCTTTTAAGTTCGTTACTTCAATGTTTGTTGTGTTAACTGTGGTGGCGTTTGCCGTAGTAAACGTACCCTCGGCAGGAACACTCCCGCCGATAATAGTGTCATCAATAGTTCCTCCAGTGATAACACTAGAATTAGCGGCTATCTCAACAACATTTCCACCAGAGTCCTTAGAGTAGAGGAGCTTATTAGTTAGGTCAACCGCTAGTTCACCAACACTCAGATCTCCACCAGCAGGAGCACCAGAGCCATTCTTTGTAATAATCGTAGTAGCCATTAATATGAGCCTCCGTCAATGGTTGACAGTGTCGTTGCAATAGAAGTTGTTCCAGAGCCTGTGATTGCTCCAGTTAGTGTAATAGTCTCGTTACCAGTGATGTAACCACTGTCGTTAGTCCACTGGCTGATGTTTTGTGAGTTAAGCTGTGACGCTGTGATACCGCTCAAGGAGCCGCCTAGGGTTAAGTCCCCATCGGTGGTTACTGTGCCTGTCAGAGTTATTCCGTTGACAGCACCTACCCCTGATACACTGGTCACCGTACCGCTACCGGTCTGGGCCTGCCAGCTAGTACCGTCGTATATCTTAAGCGTATCTGTGGTAGTGTTAAAGTAGACTGCGCCTGCCGTCAGAGGACCGCCTTGGTTGTTAGTGGCGGGATCAGAAGCCTTAGCCCCTAAGTACCTCTCGTCAAACTCATCAAACAAGTCCTCTGTATCAGAAGCACTAGAGGCGGCATCAGAAGCACTGGAAGCCGCGTCAGAAGCACTAGAGGCCGCATCAGTCGCGCTAGAAGCCGCATTAGCCGCACTAGTAGCCGCCTGAGATGCGCTTGCGGAAGCTTCGTTTGCTTTATTAGTAGCAATGTTGGCCTGCTCTTCGGCCTCTTTAGCGTACAGGGCTATCTCTGACGCATAAGCATCTGTAGTAGCATCCCCTGAACCGCCGTCACCACGATAGATTGGCACTATAGATTGCTCCTAAGAAAACAAACAAAAAGAAAAGGGGCCATTGCTGACCCCTGTGTTTCTAGTCTTAAGCGGCAACGCCCAAGATGAGACCAGCTTCCGGACGGTAAGTTTCGATACCGTACAGAGTGTCAGCAGTGTACAGAGTTGAGAGGTACTCCTGCTTGTACTGGGTTTGCGAACGTACAGCCATCTGCTCCGCGAGGACAATAGCGTCTTTGTGGAAGAACAAGCAACCACGTACACCAGTGTCCATAGTGGGGCAGTTAGACGATACGTACACATCTACACCGTAGAGGTTACCGATGAGGCCTGACTCTACAGAACGACCATTAACAAAGTCGCTAGAGACGTAACGATCAATACCCATGATGTCACGACGAGCCGCCGGTGGGATTACCAACGCACGGTTGTCCATAGGTACGTCAGCATCGTCGAGGACCTTGATAGCCTCACGGAAGCCTTCGTCGTTAAACGCTTCGGCAGTACCGCCTGCAGTGAAAGGCACAACAGTGGTAGCGTCAAACATCCAGCTAGCAGAGTTGACCCAATCAGCCGCCGCTGGCGCTACAGTACGAGTACCGTCTCCGAAACCAGTGGCGCAGTTAATGAGGTCAGTGTCTACTTGGGTAGCCAACTGATAACCAGCGTCTTCTGTGTAGAACTGACGCAGAGTGGACAGAGCCTGTACTTCTACGATGTCCTCAATCAGACGCGAGTACTCAAAGTGACGGTCCACGGCAATCGTGAGTTCCTGCTCCACGTTAGCCTGAATCGTAACCGCAGTGTCAGCTACTTTAGCGTTAGCTTCGCCACGGATGGGCTTAGGTACGTGAATAAGGTCGCCCTTCTTGCCCGTCATAGACATACGCTTGACGAGAGGGGCCATCTTGAGGTTCTTTTGATATGCGGCAATTACCTCATCACTCCAGATTTCTGGAATAAAGGTGTCTGCCGCGACTTTGTTGACGATTGAACCGCCGCCAACTGTACCGGGATAAGTTTGTTCAGCCATGATAATTCTCCTTTAGGCTAGCGAACTCGACCCTCGGCGTATGCCTTCAGAAGTTCATCTGAGAGGGCTTGGTATCGCTCTGGATCGGTTTTCATAAGTTTAATAATGTCAGCACGACGATAAACTTTCTTACGTGATCCTTCTGCTGTTCCACGAGCGTTGCCTGTACTAGCTGTCCTCACGGCACTCTTACGGGCGGCTTTTTCAGCCTGTGCGGTCTGTTGAACTACTTGGTTACGCTCTTTCCAGAGACTAAATAGTTCATGAGCCGCATCGTAATCGTACTGTTGGTCAGCCTGAACAAACAATTGTGTTCGGACTTTAGACCCCTTGATCCACTCAGCAAAACGTGGGTCCTGTAGTACAGACTCCATGTCAGGATGCTGTTGTTGAAGCTGTGCCATAGTAGACTGCTTTTTAGCTAGTGCAGTGTACTGCTCTGCTTCTCTGATCTTAGGGTGGTTATCTATAGCTCGACTAACAGCGGTCTTAGGATCAATAAAGAAATCTACATCATCTTCATCGCCTGTTTGTTGCTGTGGTTGAGGTGCTTGTTGCTCTGAGAGTTGTGTTTGGATGTAGTCATCAACAACGCCGCGTAGATCGCCAATTTCCGTACTCTGTTTGCCGGTAAACTTCTCAAGCTCTTGGTGCATTTGCACTAGGTCTTGAACAGACTTACCTTGGTACTTTTCTGGTAACTCAGGCTCCTGAGGTTGTTCCTCTTCTTGAGGAGTCTCTGTGGTGTCCTGAGTATCTAGCTCGTCTACTGGTTCTTGATCTTCTTCCTTACGCTCATCAATTAGTGTCGCTCTTGACATTGTAAACTTACCCCGCCTTACGGTTATGGAGAAATAAAATGGAAGTTGCCCCGCAAAGGATTTCCGTTAGTTGGTCCCAGCATTAGTATGCTCACGTACCCATTTGCTGTGTCGCCCCGGAAAATCTCCAGAGGCTCCTTCTAGTACGTGATTAGTGGCTGAGACAATCTTCGTAGCGTTAGCGCCACATCCGCACCTACTGGATGTAACGTCACCTTCTACAAATTTTTCAAAGATATGACCTTGGTCACACTTAAACTCAAATACTTTAATCATCTTCTTCAGTAGGCTTAGTAGCCTCTTCGTAGTTAGTGTTCATGATAGACTCCATGTTAAGTAAGTGGGCTAAGATGTTTAGTTGTCCCTTACGAAACTGAAGATCCCCTGAATCTTTAGTTGCTTCTACAGAGTTAATACTGTCTACGTTGCTACCAAAGTCCTCCATAAGTTGTTTCCAACCGTTTGTCATAAAAAGACTAAAGTAGTTATCGTAGTACTGTTGTGTTTCCTGATCCATATTGAGGCCTCTAAGGTTGTCTCTAGTTACTTCTTTGTACCGTAGTATACTATATATTATACCATACTTTTACTCAAAAGTCAAGCTTTATTTACTGTTTTGGTATTATTTACGCTTTTTCTTGGTCTTTTTCTTAGGTTTTGCTGATGGTCGGCCTACTTTGTTACCATATGTACCCTTTCCGCACGGCATAGCTATCTCCTTACCATTTGACTTTGTTTGCCCAGTAAGCCGCAGACATCTTGCCTTTGGCTATGTTTTTAGCGTGTCTAGCCTTGAAAGACTTCTGTCTAGGGGTGGATTTCTTGTCCCCAGATACCCCCTGCTGTCCAAAGCGTATAGTCTTTACCTTATCGCCTTCCTTGGCTACCACTACGTGAGACTTAGAGGGGTGGTTAGGCGTTTTCTTCGGCTTGTTGTACCCGCTTACCCCTGCCCGTGCTAGTCTTGGGTCTTTTTCCTTCGGCATTAGATGACTCCTTCTGGCGCAGGCCCAACATTTGGCCCTCTAGGTCCACGAGGCGCTTCTCTAAGGCCTCTATCTTGCCCGAATGGGTCTCGAACAGTTTGTTCAGTTGGCCTAGAAATTTGTTGATTTCGGTCTGCGTCATTAACACGGGGTGTTACTCCTTTGTCGTTCATTGCTTTCTCTTTGAGGGCTACCTCGGCAACCTTGAGGCGTCTCTCAAACTCTTTGTCATCCTGATCGCCAGCCTGTAGGTTACGTGTGATAGCACTAATCTTGTCGATCTCAAGCTCCTGTGGTGCAAGCTGAGTGTCAATAGCGTACTTACCTGCTCTGGCCTGAGATTCAGCCGCTTGAGCCATAAGTGCCGCAGTCTGACTCTGCTGGAACTCCATCTGAGCCTGTTGAGCCATCTGAGCCATCTGCTGTTGCTGTGGATCAGGCTGAGACGCTTGCTCCATAGACGCAATCAGTTCCTCACGGTTGCTGAGGTTCATGTTGTCGATGATGCTCTGGATCAACACGGGGTAGATTGGGGAGTCCTGCTTCATGGTCTGGAGTAACTGCACTAACTGGGTTACCTCGTATTCCCTAGCGATGATTCCTAGGGTGCTAGTTGCGTTAAACTTATAGTCAGCTACGGGATAAGACTCAGGGTCAAACTGCATGTACCTGTGAGCCGCCTTGGTCACAAACGGTAACAAGAAGCTCTGTTGGAAGTTAATCAGAGTACGCTTCTGCCGCTTGATAATGGCCCCTAGGGACATACTGATTCCTGCGGCGGTTGCTTCACCGTTGATCTGACCAGCTATGCCTGCAGAGTCTACAGCACCTGTGGCCTGTTGTACCATCTGCTGTAAGGACTGAGCCTGTGCAAAGGTAATCTGACCTACCTGACCAAAGTTAAACGGCTGGAGCACCTCACGGGGGTCTCCGTTGGTCAGAATCATCTTACCCGGACGTACCTCAGGCTTAGCGCCTCTGGGTAGCCTAGTCGCGTCAATAGCCAACAT